TCTATTTCTTGGTCGTTGCCGGCTGTCATCTTGTGGATAGTCTCCTGTGCAGAGCCTATTAGGTCTTCTCCAAACTTTTTCTCAACAGCAGTTAAGATTGCAGTTTCACCTTTTGGAAATTTATTTGTTGTGTAGTCAAAGAAACTTTTGATAAATTCTTCAACCATTTCAGGTGTTGCATTTGGTAATTCTGGTTTTGATTCTTCTGATTCTTCTTGATCTCTAGCAGTTTTCATTGCCGCGATTGCTCTTTCATCCCCGTCGTGGTTCTCGTCCCAAATCATTGCAAGTGTTTCTTGGTCTTCTATATCTACATTCTGCATATCTTTTATATGTAAAATTTCATCTGTTTCACTGTCATGAATTGTAATATCTGCATCAGTTTTTCCTACTTCTGCTTTATATCCATACTTTCCGTCTTCTGGATATTCAAAACCATCTTTTTTATCTTCTTTTACATCTTTGTATCTTAATTTGTCAAAATTCTTTTTCAAATACTTCATTGCATCTTCGGCTTTATTTGTTTTGAAAACAGATTTCTCATCTTTGTCTAGCACGTCATAAACCATTTTGCCATCGTCACCTTTGTACATTGAAACATATGGTTTGATATCTTCAAACGTAATTGGAGCATTTTCTTTCTTCATGTCTCCTGTGTCTAGTCTTGATGCAAGTTGTGGATCTTTTGACATTACATAATCCATAATCATTGGACGCATACAAAGATCACTGTTTTCTTTAGACGCTTGTTCTATTGCATCGTTGAATTCCTCATCGTCTATTATACCTTGAATGCTTTCAATACCATTTGTACCGTTTACACCAACAGGAAAATGTTTCTGCATCATTTGATTTAATTTTTGTACTGCTTCTTTTTGTTCTTCTGGATCTTGAGAAAATAAAGCATTACCTTCATCTACTATTTGTTCCATTGCGTCTTCGAAATCACCAAACACTTGTCCCATAGTTTCAATCATTCCACCTAAAACTTTTTCAACTTCTTCTTTTCCTGCATCTGTGTGAATTACTATACCTTGGTATCTGTCTTCTCTTGATTGTACATCTGCATTAATACCTGCTTTTTGTAAAAGTTCTTTTACCTGTTCAGCATCTTTTTCTGAAACTGGCTCTTCAGGTGAATAGTCACCAGCAAGATCATACTCATATCTTCTTGCTTCTGTGCCACCTTGATAACCATGTGCTTCAAATGATTCTGGTTCTAAATCTTGTATTGCTGTTTTTTCTGTCACTAATTTGTAAATGTAAGGAAATACATCTTGTAATTCTTCTTTGAAAGTTTTGATTGTTAATTCATCTATCCAGTTTTTCTTTATATCTTCTGGAACTTCTATTGAATCTGATTCTTTAAAACTTTCTAAATGTTCTTTGTAGTTTGATGATCTTTGTAATTTTACGCATTCAATTTTAATTGAATCTATTCTTTCATCAACTATACCTTGATATTCTTTTAAACCTTCTGCCATAACGTTTGAACGATTTATGTAAGTTTTGAAAGATTTTAATTTGCTTAATTCTTCACTTAAACCTGTTATGTGTTTTCCAAATGAGTCATATGGTTTACCACCTTCACTTACGTGACGTGCCATCGCTCTTGCACCATTTAAATGTTTGATTGGATACTTGAATCTTTCACCTTCTGGAGATTCAATAAAAATTGATTCTATTTTGTGTGTGCGTCCGCCTGCAACTGATTGGTCTACGGGTGCTGAATGTTTTATTACAAGTCTCGCTTCTCCTATTGATTGGAAACTTGTTTTTGTTGTTCCAAATAAGTTTGATTCACTCATTGTATCTACCTCTTTCCCTTGACCTAAAAACTCATAGTCTCTTTTTTCAAGATTGCTTTTTGTGATATCTCTTGTATCGAATGAAAGCACTCTTGCTTTTGCGAATTGACCCATTTCCTTTAAAAAGTTATACCAACTCGTTTTGACACCGTCATCTGCGCCTTCAACCATGTCCTTATTATGCAGTACAACCAAGCCATCTTCTTCGCTTATACTAATACTTACCTTTCCTAGCACGTTTCCACCTTCTTTGAATTCGAAGTCGAAAAACCTTGCATCCTCTGGTTTATTGGTAATTTTACCCGTTGAATCACCTATGGTGACACCAGGGAATCGTCCTCTGATCTTGTTAAAAAGGTCTTTTCCTATTGCTTGTAAGTTCATATTTTATATTTATCACTAACTGCTACTAATGAAAAGGGGTAATGGGTACACTCTATCCGCTGTATCCTCGTCTGCTTGACTGAATGACGTGTATACTTTAGGATCCCAATCCTTTAAAACGGACACTATCCGCATGGCTAGAAGCATAGAACTTACTAGGTCATCTGTTTCTCCGGTTTTAGCCTTGTATGATGATCCTGATGCAACAAATGCCTTTAATTCAGTAATGAATGGTTTACTATTAATTTTTAGTTTGCCCTTTTCTACCATAGACTTCAATCTAGCACAGGCACTAATTTTAGTTCTGTGTGTTGTGTTGAATCCTTTTCTAAATTTTCTAATATGACCTTTTCTAATAGGTTCACTAACAAACATTCCCGGTATGTTTTCTTCCCCAAAGTCGTTGATAACAAGCAGTGCTGATTCACCTATTGTGTTGTTCTCCACACTCCAGTAGATATTAGAACCTGTGCTCTGTGTTTCCTCTTTTATGTGATTTATAATATCCCTTAATATTCTTATTTGTTGTGGTATCGCTGTTGTGTTGTGTTTCCATTCTGCTACTTGTTCGAACGTAGGTAATTCTAAAACTTGAATTGCGGCATTGTCTCCACCTGTACCCATAGCAGGATCTAAAGCAATCACATAAGTTTTTTGAGCATCCATTTTTTTGTACCAACGTGTTTGTCCCATGTTCACAATAGGTTGCGTACCTTCTAATGTGGATAGTATAATACTGTTGACTAATGTTTCGTCAAATACTAAAAATTCACAACCGTATTCACGTCTAAATCTTTCTTCACCGATACGACCAAGTTCTTCTTGTTTCCATTTTTCGTCCCTGTCAGGATGTTCGTCCCAACTTGCAGTAAAGCCATGGAAACCATTCTGTCCTAGTTCCTGTTCGTTGCCGTGTTCATCAAATTTGTTTTGGCTTTCTCTCCAGATTGTTGCAAAGACATCTTCATCTGAATTAGGAGTTGAAGTAATAATCGCACGTCCACCAGTTGCTAGTGTTGGAGATATTGAAGTCCAAAATTCTTTTGCTATTCCTGGATTAACAAATGCAAACTCATCACAGTAAAGTAAAGATATCGACATACCTCTACCTGTGTTACCTGTTGTCGTTGCACTTACAATACGTGATCCATTTTCAAATTCCATTGATCCTTTATTATAATTTACAACACCTGCTCTAACATGATTAGGACAAAGTTCATATCCATAACGGATACGTTGCATAATTTCCTGTGCACCAGTGTATTTGTGTGCCGCAATTAATATTGTTTGATCCGGATGAAACATAGCAAACCATAATAGGTAACAAGCCGCAGTGGTTGTTTTACCACTTTGTCTAGGTAACATATTAACATTAAATCTATGATTGTGATAACTGTGTAATAAATTTTTTTGATATTCAAATGCTTTGAATAACATTTTGCCTTCAACTGGGTGTTGAATATAAAAAAACTTTCTGGCAAAGTATTCAAAACCTGTTTTGGTATTTGAACACTCAACAAGGTCTTGTATCTGTTCTTCGGAAAACTTTTCCCTTGTGTGTGCTTTCTTCGTTAATACACCATCTAAACTTTTATTACTCATATAATATACTTATGCTGTTATAGGTAGGTGAAAAATATTTTGATTATGCGTTTTTCTTTGCCATCTTATTGATGGTTGCGTACATATAAGCAGTGCCTTTTTCTTTTCCATAACGTTTTATAAAGTCTTTTTTGACATTTTTCTTGTCAAATTTCTTTTTGTAATGAGTGACTTTACGCTTTTCTGGCTTGGTAAGTGGACGTTCCGCTAGTCTTTTTTTTTGAAATCTTCGTATGCTTTTTGTAATTCTTCTTTGATAGAATTAGTTTTTTCTTCTGTCTCAACAGCCATTGGATTATCACCTGGATAATCTTTTCTGTACATTTTTTTTGGCTTGTTGATTCCGCCTGCAATATCTTTCTGCATATAACCTGTGTCTTTGTATTCAGGTTTTGGCGTTGTGTTTGCTTTGCCTGGAACTTCTTCAGTTGCTGGAACTTCTTCTGCTTCTGGCTTAGGACCTTCAACTGGTGCTGGAGGAGTTACTCCTGCACTTTTAAATATTTGTGCAATAGCATTCATATCTTCTGGTGTGTCACCATATAACATAACTTGCGATGCTTCTTTAACGTGTATTCTTTTCACGTCTTCTTTCATCTGCTCTTTGTTTTGAATGTTATCAACTTTCTTTAAAAAATCTCTAATGTCCATATTATTATTTACCTTTCGACTTTCCTGAAATAGGTGACATTTTGTTTTTGCTGTCGCCTTCGTTTGGAAGTACATTACCGCCTGGTTTAATACCACTTGCGGCGTCTGGTGCTGATCTGTCTTTTCTGTCTTTTTCTAATTCTTTTAATAAATCCATTACTCTACTTGAACCTGCTGACTTCTGTTCGTCCTTGCTGTCTTCATATGGTGAATTTAATTTTGCTTCATATGGAGCATCATCTTTGTCTGCTTGATACTGTTCTGTTGGTTCATTAGGATGTCTAACTACCATGTGTGCTTCAGCAATGCCTAAAGATTTTGTTAGGTAGTTGTGTAATACAGCACTTGTTGTTGGGTATGTTAATTCTACGTCGAAATATGTGACACTTTGATTCTCAATGTGTGGAAAATCCAATGGTCTTTTTGTAATAGGAGTCTTTTTGCCTGAACTCATTTTTTCTACTACGAATTTTTGAAGTGCGTTTTCTAGTAAGCCTACGTCTATGTCTTTAGGCTCACCAACTATACCAATTTTGAATGGGTATGTTCTTTTGCTTTCTGCTAATATCTGTTGTAATTTACTTGTCATCGTTGTATTTATCCATCTTTTTAAGTTTTTCGAGTAAACTGTTCCGGTCAGTTACCACGTATCCTTCGCCCGGAATAACAGTTGCATCACCGTCACCAGACTTGGTGTCTTGCTTTTGCTTCTTTAATTGTAGGTCAACCATCTTCAATTTCTTGTCCATTTTAGCCACTTTTGCGTCTAAAGTGGTCTTCAACATCTGTCCTGCAACCTCAAAAATACGGGCACTGTATCTGCTTTCTACGTTCATGCCTAAGTCCATGAGATCCTCATAGGCACTTATCGCCCGTGTGCCGACGTCATCGAGCTCGGAATCGCCCATTTCTCCCAGTCCTTCTACCTTAGGTAATGCCGCCGCAATCTTGTCAAATTCAGCAATATCACGCATGGTTGTCTTTTGTGCTTCTAATGATTGTTGTTTGTCCTCAGCCTTCTTGTCCTGTACTTCTGCCTTCTCTTTTTCCTCTTTCACAATTTCCTGTGATTCGGGCAGATTCAGTAATTCTTCTAATTTTTTGGTCATAACTTTTGCTAAAAATATTTATGGTTGACTACCAAACGTATATTCCAAGATAGGTTGCTATCGCGATGACAATAATCCAAAATATTAACTTTTCCATTATTCTATTATAATCTTTTTAATTGATCTTGAACCGTCTATGTTTTCTTCAAGTTCCGCTTTTGTCCTGATGCACTGATACTTTGTACCTGCACTAAATTGACGTTCAGCAGTTCTTTTTCCCCTTAGACACAATGCCATATTTTCTTGGATTCTGTGTTCCTTGATTTCGTTGTTAACGAACATCAACAAGGCTACTACTGTTTCAATCATATCGTTTTCTCCTTTTCACATCCAACTTCTAGGTGTTCAACAGTCAAAAATCCGTCCTCATCAGTAAGCATTTCTCTCGTACTCTTTTCTTTCTCAACTGCCGCCGCTAAACATTCTGCCTTTGTATTGAATGTTCTAGGTGGATCCTCATACATTGTTCTGCAATCTACTAATGTGACCACGCACATGATTGCGAACATTTTAAACACTATTTTCCGTTTCCGTTTTTGTAAACTATTTCCCTATCAGCATCTTTAAGTTTATCAATATTCTTTTGTGCTTTTTCCATTTGTTCTTGTAAAAATTCTATATTAATCTTATTGTTAGCCATACTGTCTAAATGCTGTTGCATTTTATCTATATTTTTGTACAACTCTTCAATCATCATGTATTGTTCTAAATCACTTTGTGATTGACCTAATTCGCCTCTTGGCCATTTGATCCTAAAATCTGTATTTTTTGTGACTTCGCTGTGTAATCTCTCATCTTCGGCTGTCATGTCTCTTTCCAAAAGCACTGCTTTGGTTTCTATTTTGTTTAATCTCTCAATTACACCAAAGTATGCCCATACACCAACTGCCACTGCTGACACAATGGCTATCAAGTTCTTCATTGGCATACTGATTGCCGTTTGATCGCTAATATCTAGTCTTTTCATTATATACGTATTTATCTATCAAGTGTGTAAGCAACGGTATCTGATTTGTACCATTTAGTAGTGTAGCCTAGTGTTTTTAGGTATTGTTTGCAGTCATCTGCTTCGTTGCGTTTATTTTCAAACATTATAGTAGGCATATATTTTTTAATTGTGTTTTCCGCACCTTGACATACTTTTAATTCATACCATTCCACATCTATTTTTATAAAATCTACGTCCTCAAAATTATAATCGTCTAAACATTTTACAGGAACTTCGTGTTCAATTACACCTTTGCCATATCTTACAAGACTACCATGAACAGGATTTCCAGTCCCACCAGGAACCTTCAGTGTTTGTATTTCATGTTGATTGCCTAAAGCAACATTGTATTTTTCAACTGTATCTGGAATATGTGGAAATGTTATAGGACTGGGTTCAAATGCTATCACTCTTTTGAAATCATTTACAAATGGACCAGATGTGTCTCCGTTGAACGCACCTACGTCTATGTATGTACGGAAGTTTTTAATAAAGGGCCACGCCCATTGTCTTATTTTTAACGTACTCATCTTGCGCCATGGAAGATATCTTTTTCATTTATAATTCTAAATCTAAAGCCTTTGTTCTTGCACCATAGTTGTGCATTTTTCCATTTTGCTCTGTTCACAATTAATTGACCTTGATTCTGTTTTGACTTTGCTTTTTCTAAGATTGTTTGGTTTTCTGGTTTTATTTCAATTACCTCTGCGTGTTGTTTTCCATTCTTATCTGCGTATGCTATAAAAAAGTCTGGAACGTAAATTGTAAATTTACCAGTGAAAGGATGTCTGTATGGAATACGAATAGATTCACTTGCCCATTTTTGTATGCTTGGACTTTCATCACAAAATCTCATAAATGCGAACTCCCAACTGCTTCTATACAGAGGCGTTTTTCCACCAATGTACTTGTCAGGATTTTTCATATTATATCTTCCCTGAGCAAACTTTGCCATTGTATTAAACCACTATGTTGCGTTTTTCAGTAAGGTCTTCAGGTGATTGAACTTTGTAACCAAGTGAGGATGTGTTCACTCTGTTGTTGTTTAAAACTTCAGTAACTATGTAACTTAACTGTGTTCCATTTAAACCTTTTAGAGTATCTAATAATTCAAATACTTTTACGTTATCAATTTTTGCTTGTTGCAATATAACTGATGCTGTGCTTATACTAGATGTTTTATCGAATCCTCTACTCTCAAAATATCCTACAACAGCATCTACTTCTGCACCTGGAAACGTTAAAGTTTCATTAAAATAATTGTCAAAAAATTCTTTTACTGGTGTTTGACTATCTTTGGATTCATTAGGTATATTACTCATTATAGTCCCCCTCTAATTTTTTTAATGCCAAGTGTAACACCTGTTCTAATATTACTTACACTTCTACCAATAAATGTGTTTGGAATTCCGTAAGCCGAATCCGCAGTTCCACCTATCCTTCCTATTGCACCTGTAAGTATATTAAAACCTTCTTGTGCAAGACCTTCTTTAGAAAGTTTTTTTGCATTTTTTAATCTGTTTGCTGTTCTAATTATAGAACCTAAAGTAATCCCGCCTCTTGAACTTCCTAAAGCACTTCCTATATAAGTGTATGGACCATCGTTGGCTCCAAATAAATCTGATAACACACCACCCGTGCCAAGTAAACTTGTTGAACCACCACCTGATAAAGAATTAGGAGATGGAGTTTTGTCGTAATGTTCCTTCCCAAATCCTGTAGGTGCACCGTTTGCCATTACTCTGCCTCTTGAATAAAAAACTGTTTCGTATTCTACTGTCATTTGGTTAGCAACTGGTCCACTTTCTTGATTGTTCAATGTGTCGTGTTGCCATTGTTGAATCAAAGGATTAACAAGTGTATAGCAAGTATAAGTTTTCCTTGCCATTTGATAAATTTGAATACTTGTAAAGAATGGTTCCACAGCATCGTTATCTAGACCAAATCTTTTACTGTAATTGCTTTCAAAAATTTGGCTTCTTCTATATTCAGGATATGTTGTAGATGGATCGCCTACTGTGTTAGGTTTTGCATAGTTTCCATCTTGGAAATAATATCTATAATATGATTCCCATAATGCAGTGGTCACACCATAGTTGTCATCATGGAATACAATAGTGACTGGATCATAAGCAATACGTGTATGTAATTTCCTTTTTTTATTGTATTGTTGTACAGTTGCCATATCAATTGTGTACTTAGGTAAATCTATATTTTTCACCAACATATTCAATTCATTGTTATGATTTCCTAGTGGTGGGTCTGATTTCAAACTGTTTGGATTTAAATTAAAAACAACATGATATAAAAACTTTTGCTTGGGTGCTAATCTAAAACTGTCATCTACATATAATCTAGATGCATGGGCAAAATCCGCCAGATTACCTTTTGGATTTAGTGTTCCTTTTAGTACGTTGTCTAAAAAACCTTTTAAGAAATTTGCCATATACTGTATTTATGTATCGTAAAAATGGTGGGTCACAGAATAAAAAAGGGGCCGTAGCCCCCTTTCTAAATTTATAAATGCTTACGAAAATTATGCACCGCCGCCTGTAATTAGAGTATTTGTAGTTCTACCTACTGCTGTTCCTACTCCTGTACCTTGTGGAGTTTGGATTGCGTTGTCATATCTTAATGATAGCGTTACAGTAACTGGATCGCTAGTACCGTATGCTAACTGATTGTAGTTTGCTGAATCTATGTAGCAACCATACAATTCAAATGTTTCTAAAACGTTAACTGCATTGGCACCGTTAGCACCATCTGTAATTTCTATTCTAGTAACAAATTTGTAGTCTGAACCTGAAGCCGCCGCACTTTGTTCAAAGAAATCGAATTGTTTCTGTAGTTGTTCACCAACTAATTTTTGTACGTTGTTTGATACGTCTTCTCTTAAAGTTAATGTTACTGCTTCCCATGTGTGCTTACCAGCAAGGTAAACTTTTGAGTTGTAAACATCAACAGTTACTTGTTCAAAAGATAAATTAGGTCTTGTAATATCTACCACCTGTTTAGTTAATTCTGTTGTAGGTGTAGAAACACCGAAGTTTTCTAAACTTACTCTAAAACGATACTGTAATTTAGGCATTAA